CTTGATCCTGAGCGATCTGAGCCGTACCGCCTATTTTGGTAATAGAGGCTGAGTTATATACCTGAGTATCATCCAAGCGCCATACGGCGTTATAGTAAGTAATCTCGCTACCGTCATCATTGAAAACTACAGGCGGGATAGTTTGAGAGTCTATGCAATAGGCGCGATCTTTAAGCGTAATAGATCCGCGAGCATCCATATAAATAGCACCGTACTCGGATATAGAGGCGGTTTGTAGAGCTGATAAAGCCGTACGTAAAGTGCCCGGGTCTGCCTGAAAGATGGTATCGCCGTACTCAATTTCGCGCATCGATGGAGGCCAAGCGATCTCGTCGAGGATAGCGTTTACGCGCTCGCCGGGTAGGTCACCGGCTGAGGCTAGGGTTACATTTGTTATTTGACTATTTTGGAAAAGCCTAAAGCCGTCTACCGCGGTAATAGTCGTGTATACGACATCCGTGGCCATCTTAGGAGTCGTAGTCGTGTAGCTAGTAATAAAGCCGCTAAACATAGGGTACTCAGTACCGTTATATGTACCCGTGATTTGTACCTTACGCATAGGAGTAAGTAAGCCGTAATAAGGGCTATTAGGATTTTGAGGGTTAAAGTCGCCGTTTTGATCGACGATCCTAAGAGTAAGAGTGCCGGTCTGAAATACATCGGCTTGTAAGTTACGCCCGCGCATAGTCGTAACGCTATCTACGACGTTAGATACATCGACGATAAGGGTATTGCTATCGGCTAATACGTTAGTACCTAAAATGCCGCTATCTAAAACCATGGCCGCACCAAATGAGGGCCCGGTAGAAAAGTTAATAAGCGCGTTAATTACAGGTACGGTCATGCTATACCCGCCGTAAATAGTGGATCACCCTTACGTACAATATCTTGTATCGTCTCTTGGAGCAGAGCAGAAAACTCATCTTGAGAGGCTATCGCTCCTGCATTGATAGTGACCGTGTAGGTATTACCTAAGCCTCCACCGGGATTTACTAGGCTTGGATCGATATAAAGGTCAGGCCCTAAATCTAGTAATGGTGGAGCATCGATTAAAGATCCCAAGCTAGGAGGTAGATCAGGGTAAACGCTTATACCGGGTGGATTTTCTACGGATGGGAGACTAGGCATACTCCCCGCCGGTGGCGGTGTCCAAGTTGGGTACGGTGGTATTGATCGGATAGCCGTAGCTAAAGCCTCAACACCTGCAATAGCAGAGGCGTTAGCTTGAGCCTCGGCCTCAGCTACGGTAGCGATACTGTTTAATTTAGCCGTAGTTAAATCTGTATCGGCCGTTAGCGCTGCATTTGTTTTAGATTTTAGAGATGCAAAATAATCCGAGGTAGCTTGATCCTCGAGAGCTTTCTTAGCTGCCGCTGCCGTTGCCATCGCCTCATCGTCTGCGATTTGTGCCGCTTTACGAGCTGCCGCGATCTCCTCTACGGTCTTTAACCCAGCTGCTAGAGCGATCTCATCGGCTACTAATTGCGCTGCCGTAGTAGTTTCAATAGAGGCTAACTCTAAAATCTCAAGCGTACTAATCTGAGTTTTCTTTGAGTAAAAGCTCAAATCATTTAGGCCGCCTTGCTTAGTTAGAGCATCGTTATATTTAGCGAAAGCCTGAGCCTCGGCCGCATCGGCGGCATTAATAGCCGCTAACTTAGCGGCATCCTTAGCCGCTTGATCTGCTCCTGAGGCGTTAATAGCTTTAATTTTTGCATCTTTAGTAGCCTCAATCTTAGCGAGCTCTGCCATTAAAGTTTCGTTAAGCCCTAGTAACTCGGTCTCTGTAATACCCTTAAGGCCGTTTAACTTCTCGGCTTGCTTAGCCTTTGTAAGTATCCCAAGTTGCTCAATACGATCTAAAGCCTTTGTACCGTCCTCGTCCTCGATAGCCATCATGGCCTCAAGGCGTAAACGTGTCTCTTTATCGTATGTAGCTCTTAAAGCTGCCGCAATAGAGATACGAGTAGTATCAAATTGAGCAGCGGCCTTATTAAGAGATAGCTCGTTTTTCTTAGCTAACTCGGCTTTTTTCTGTAAGGCTAGTAACTCTTTTTGGCGCCTTAGCGCCTCTTTATCCATCTTGGATTTTTCAGCGTTAGCTTGTAGGTTTTTTAAATCCTGAGGTACACCTTGAGGGAAACCGCCTTGGCGGCCTCTAAGTATGTCTACTTGATTACGTAGGTTACCTATCGATAATTTACCAAGCTGATTTTTAACGCCTCTAAATATATTCCCTAAGACACCTGCACCCGGGATATTAGAAAATAAATCGCCTAAATCCTTGGCTAATACGGCTACGTTAGTAATAAGTCCCGATACCGAGTCGGCCGCACCATCGACCTTATCGATGAGCTTGTCCATACCGCCGGATGATGTGCTAAGAGCCGCTACGAGTGATTGGCCGATCTGCTCGCTTGCTTGCTCAGCTGCGATCTTAAGGCGGTTAAGAGAGCCCTCGTAAGAGTCTGCCGCGTTTTTAGATTGGCCGGCGTATTGCTCAGCGATTAACTTCTCTACCTCGAGATATGACTTACTTGCTAGCTCTGTATTTGTAAGGCCTAGATTTAATTGCTTGAGGCCTTTGTAGTTGCCTACATATGCCTGACTTAATATCTTTGTAGCTGAGGCTAAATCCATACCCGTACCAGCACTAACGTCGAGCGCGGTATTGAGCATATTTTGTGCAAAAGTAGTAGAGCCCGTTACCTGAGCTAATTCAATAAATGAGGGTTGTAGCTGATCTCGATTTACACCGGTTACCTTTTCGATACTATCGATGTAACCCTCAGCCTCAGCGGTAGCAAAATTAAAGCCGAGATTACGTAGAGCGGTATCTAAACGCTTGGCCTCGGCGATCTGCTCGCCAAAAGCTGATACGGCTTTTTTGGAGTAGCCCAAAAGAGCAGCGGCACTAAAGGTAACGCCAAGGGTACGGCCTAAGCCCATAACGGTTTTATTAAACTTGCTTATCTGAGTAGTGCCCTTATTAAGAGCTTTACCATTCCACTCGGCTACCGCCGATACGATTAGATTAGGTACGCTTGCCATTATGCAGCCAAACCGTAAGTGCTTACGCCGTAACGGCCGTTATTAAAGTTATTTACCGTATTTTCAATAGCTCTATATACGGCATCTTGAGCCTTGCCCTCGTCCTCTTTCCAAGCGCGATAAATCATACGACCGCGCTCGGCTTGCTTGTCTCCATAAAGAGGCCCGGATCGAGCTATAAAGTGAGCACCCGCATTAGGGTTATTAGATCGGCTATTAGGATCTCCACCCGGGTTTTTACGTCCCGAGGTTTCATAGATAGCACCCGCGGCAGATTTATTAGCTACATAGTAAAGAGCTTGCCATCCGTTACGGTTTTTCTTACTTGGAGCCTGAGAGTAATAAATCCCTTTTACTACTGTTTGATGATCGTAAAGTGGAAACATACGTAAACGGCCCTCAGTATTAAAAGTCCTAAACATAGAGTTACGTGCGGTAATTTTTGTACCGCGAGTGTTTTCATTCCAATTAAAAAGATTATCGGGTTGAGGAGATGGAGCATACCCGCGAGCCTTGTCACGGATAGGAGTCATCGCCAAGCGCACTTCTTTATTCATCTCTTTAAGCATTTCGGGATCAAGTTTACGGAGTGCCTTAACCGTTTCGCGTACGCCTTTTATTGCGACTGGCATTACGGGCCTCCTCCGCTTGCTCGTTTAACACTTTAATTAACATCTTAAACATCTCGGTATCGAGATCAAGTACCGCTTGAGGCGGGATCTGTAACCTTATCGATAGTTGTGCTATCAAATGTGTTACAGAGTCCCGCCCTAAGCTAAAGGTAGATCGTCTACGACCTCGACCTTGGATAATGTATCTAAAAAGTCACCGCCAAAAACTTTTACATTTTCGCCGCTTGATCTTAAACATTCCCAAGCAAGGTAGTACAAATCTGTTTGCTTTTCATCGTCCCTAAACGCACGGTGAAAACCTTTTTTTGCGTAGAGCTCAAAGGCGTACTCGATCCGTGGAGTAATCTGATGCTCAGTTACTTCACCGGTAGCCCTTGTTATTTTGAGTCGTGCCATTGTGTGCCCCTTTGTTAGTTTGTTATACGGTTGTGTCTACTGTGATAGGTGAGTTACAAGTAAATGTAATGCTCTGAGTTGAGATGTCCCCGACGGCGCCGTTAATGTCGGTGGTGTTGTTTACAAGCACCGTAGTCTGATACTCAGGGTTGCTTGCTGAAATTGCCGCGCTTGTCTGCTTTAGCGTAATAGGTACTGTTGTACCCCAAGCAGCTTGCAAAGTCTGTAGGACTTCACCTGTAGCGGTATCGTTTAGAAAATCTAGAGTTATCGTTGAGGTTTCCAATCCACGGGTATAACGTCTCGCATTATCTCCCATAGCCGTGACCTCAAGCTCCTCAAAGACACGGTTAATAGTTGCGCTTGTTACGTGATCTGAGAGATCGACCGAGTTAAGGGTTACGACCACTCCATTACTTAAGAATATGGCCATGGCCTATTCCTCGCTTTCGGTTGTAGGTGTTGGTGTTTCGGTTTTTACTTTTGCTACTTTGACCGGTGCAGGCTCGTCTACGATCTGCCCGATCTTTCGCAAAAACTTTAGATCATCCTCTGTA